GATATCGGTGATCCATCGCCAAGGATCTTGGTAATAGGATCACCGATATCGTTGCCGATTTCGATGGAGTCTGTGTTTTCGCTTCCTATTGCGACCACGCCATCGCCGCCATCGCCACCGCCATTATCCGTGCCAGCAGGTCCTGCGTTTATTGTCATGCCGCCACCGGCCCCGCTGGGCCGGGTTGCGGTCCCGTCGCCACCTGCACCGGAGTAAATATCAAAAGGTCCACCGTAGCCACCTGGTTCAATAGCAGCGCCCGATACCCTACCGCCGTCGCCAGCAAACATCTCTACAGAACCACCGTTTCCAGGAGTAGAGCTTGCCCAATTTGCTCCGTCAGAAGCCTGTATAACAACACCACCACCATCGCCTCCGCTACCGCCAGCGTCACGGCCACCGCGGCCTGATGTGATTTGTACGTCACTACCGGCATTGTCATCCTCGCCATCCGCAGCAGAGGCTTCAAAATCTGTATCTCCGAGATACTCCTCGGAAGTAATGGCAACTGCGCCGGTCAGCTCTCCGGCCCCGTCGAAGCTGGCTACACCATCGGTCAGCGTACCGGTCGCAGAAGTAATGCCACCCCCGCCGGTAGTGAGTGCGCCCGTGGCAACCGTCACTGCGAAGGTGCCGCAAGTGAGGTTCGCGCCAGCAACGTCCACCCCGGCGTTCGCGTCGACGTTTCCAGCGAGCGTTACCTGTCCGCCCGTGGTCTGCGTGATTGCTTGGTTGGTTACCGTGAGCGCGGCACCGGACACGTCAAGACCGAGGCTCGTAGTCACGAGGCCCGAGAAGGTCCCCGCCGATGCAGTCAGCGGAGCGTCCGCGGCCGCGCTGTTGATGATCCGCACGCCGTTCGTGGCGAAGCTCACGATGGAGGTGTTGGTCGCGTCCGAGGTCAGGACCGTGTTGTCCTCCAGGTACAGGGGCTTCTTCGGGGAGCCGTAGGACCACTTGGTCCCGTCACAGGTCAGGGTGAAGGTCTGCCCGATGAAGTCAGCGATCGGACCCACGCCGCCGAGAACCTTGCTTGCGGAGCCGTCGTACAGGTCCGGGCCGCCCGTCACAGTCGGGAAGTCCGTCGCGTGCAGGGTGGTTGCGATGATCTGGAACTTGTAGATCCCCGCCGTCTTGTCGGTCAGGTTGAGCGTCACGGCCCCGGCGGTGCCAGCGGTCGCGTCGATGGGGTACAGCACGCCGGCTTCGCAGTCAGCGCCCACGTCAACGGCGGTGGTGCCCTCGATGGTCGCTCCGACGATGTCCTTCGCCACGTAGTCCACGTAAGCCTTGGTCCCGTCGCTGATGACCCGGAACACGCGCCCGAACTGCTCGTCGTCAGCCCCGCCGAACACCACGTCAGCGCCGCTCGCGAGGTTGGTTCCGTCCAGGGTGATCGCAAACCCTGCGGCTGCGGTGTCGGTGGACGCGGCGATCTCGAAGCGCCACATGCCCTGCGTTGCGATGGTCCCGATGGTCAGCGAACAGGCCGCTGTGTGGGCGACCGGGTAGACGTACCCCGCCTTCAGAGTCGAGATATCGACACTGGCGACCTGCACTTCACCGATGATGTCCTCGGGCGGGGCCGTCTCGCTGATCGCGTAGCCATCGGTGCCCGCGGTCCCCGAGCCGTACACGACGATGCGCTTCCCGATGTGCTCCTCGTCCACCGCGCCGTAGACGATGGACCCGGCCCCGGCCAGGCCGTAGGGGCCGTTCTCGTCGAGGACGGAGAAGGTCTTCGGCGTCGCGGCTGCCGTGGTCTTCATGATCACGAACGTCCAGACACCGGCGACCTGGGAGTCCAGGGACACCGAGACCGCCGCGGTGTTGTCTACGTGGTAGACCACCCCGCTCGCGAGGTCGCTGATGTCGTTGGCGCCGGTGAGGGTTGCGGTCGCAGGAGCGACCGCGCTGAACGTCCAGCCCCCTGCCGTGTCGTGAAGGGTATGTGAGTACCGCCCCACGAACTCCCGGAAGAGCGTGGAGAAGTACGTCGGAACGGACGAGAACTTCAAACCGGCACGCCGCCCGGAAGGCAGTTTCCGTCCGAAGTATTTTTCACTGATCTGGAACAGGCGTCTCATGACTTGCCTCCTGGGCGACTCGGTGTTTCAGGCCGGGGGCGGGTAGCCAGATTGACTCCCGCCCCCTTCGGGTTTCAGGGCGCCTATGCGCCCGTCAGAGGGCTACAGACCCCCGCCCCCCCACGTCTCGTCGTGGTCCACGTTCTTCATGATGGCCAGGGAGCGCCGGTCCTTGCAGAGCAGGTTGCCCGCCTGACCGTACCACGCCTCGGCCGCGTTCTGCCGACCCACGGTGCGGAGGATCTGGCCGCCGTTGTTCCAGGTGATCCAGGCGCCGCCCACCACCATCGAGTAGAAGAAGTCGTCCTTCTTCATGCCGACGATGAGGTGCATCGGACAGGACTTGTGGAAGATGACCTCGACGACCTTGCCGCCGATCTTCAGCTCGATCCCGTCCCACCCCAAGCGTACCTTCGTGTCGGAGAACCGACGCGCGGCCAGGGAGTCGATCACGAAGTACCGCTCCATCTTGGAGTTCATGATGTAGGTGTCGAGTTCCACGTCGGCCCGGTCGTCCGCCGCGTTGGCGAGACGAATCAGGAGGTCCTCGCTGGGGGTCTCCCACGTCGCGTCAACGACGATGGGCTCCCACTCGGGGTGCCCGTCAGGGGCCGCGTCGTAGGAGGTCAGGTTGTGCAGCTCCCACCCTTCCGCGTTGGTGGTGTCGGTCTCGTCCGTGTGGAAGTGCGCGCCGATGCCGAGGAGACCGTTCATCTCCCGGTTGTACCCGGCGGGCTCGAACGTGCTGGCCGCGTAGTGGCCGACCACGACGAGGTCCCCGTCTACCGGGATTGCCGTGTGCGACCCGGCGATGGTGGTGTACTGGAAAGTGTAGACGCCTGTGCGCCTGGTCACGACGCCAGCGCCCTGGGGCCTGGTGCCCGCACCGATTGCGCAGGGGGTTGCCGCGAGTTCCAGCGCCGTGCCCCACACGATCCGCATGTTCCGCTGGACATACTGCGCCTCACCGAGACCGTGCCAGCCGTCGTTGCCCACCTGAGACGCGAGTTGGGCCGCGTCGTCAGGTCCCCACCCGTCGTCCGTGCTGTTGCGGCCGTAGAGGGTAACGACTCCGCCCGTGGCGTCTCCGGTGAACGCTTTCACCACGCCAAGGACGCCGTTGCCGGTGCCCCAGAACTGGCCCTGGAGCCACTTCTGGAAGCCCAACAGGAACCCGTCCATCTCCTCCTTCTGGAGGCCCTCGAACCCGTCGAAGGTCCCACCGCCCTGGGTCAGGTGGTACGCCTCACCCGAGAAGCCGATGGTGCCGTACAGCCACTTGGGCTGCTCGTCGCCTTCGATCCACTCGGTCGAACCGGCGAGAGGCATGGACGCACCCTCGGGCAGCGCGCCGAACGCGGCCGAGATACCCGCCTTGAACTTCACGACGCGGCGCTTGCCCCGCCACTTCGCGGGCTCGATCTTGCGACCGAACTTCTCGAAGATGCCCACGTTGTAATGGACGAGGGATCCCAGCACGTTGCCGAAGTCCTTCATCGCCACTTCCAGGCCCGTGGCCTGGGTTCCCACGTAGGTCAGATTGTCGAAATCGACTACCTGGCCCAGCGTTGTCAGATCAATTGCCATGATGTTCTCCTCGAATCAGTTGTTACGTTGTCGGTGCCGCGGCGCTGTTGCCTGCGGCCGCGGCCGCAGGTTTCTGCGACTCCAGTTGGAACTCGACAGGCTCCATGCCCAACTCCACGCGTTTCACGTTCTCACGCTTCACCCGCAGGTAGTTGGAAGCCTCCTCTGTGTCCTTGAAGCGGATCTCAGGCTGCTGCGGCGGTCCGCCGCCCTGGATCGCTTCCATGACCTTCTGCGGGACCATGGCCATGCCCGCCTCGCTGTGACCCTTGCGGCGCCGGGACACGATGGCCGCAGCCGTGGCAGCGATGTCTGCCTGGGGGTCGCGGTACAGCTCGGACTCGACCGAGTGGTAGTCAACGTAGGCTTGGTCGGCCTTGGGCAAGGCGCCGAGTGCGGTCTTGATCTCCGTCTGGAGGTGGGTCAGGTTCGTCGCCCCGATCTGCTCGTTGGCGAACTTCTCCAGGGCTTCGATGCGCTGGGCTTGCTGCTGAATCAGCGCGGCCTGCTGCTCGGGGGTTCCCTGCTGAAACACCCGCTGCGCCGGTGCAGCCGCCGGTGCCGGGGCCTGTGCCGCGGCCTGCTGCTCGGGGGTCAGTTGCGCGGCGGCTGCCGCAGCCTGCGCTGCCGCATCGTCGCCCTCGACCGCGCCGCCTGCTGCGATTGCGCCGTCGAACATGCTGGCAAGCTGGTTGAACTGCTGCCTCGCCATGCCGCTTTCCACTCTCGCCTGCTGGAGCCCCGTTTCCAGTCCTCCGACCTTTTCTACGAGTGTCTCCACCATGCTCGTAAGCTTGGAGATATCAGCGCCACCACCTGTAGGGCCTGCGCCCCCGGCTTCTCCGGCACCACCCTCATTGGGACTGAAACGGACATTGCGTAGGCTCATTGATTCCTCCTCTGGTTATCCCAGCGCGCCGGGCGCCATGCCCTGCTCTGGTGTTTGGCCCTGTGCGGGTGCGCCAGCTTCCTGTCCCATGCTGGCTGATGCCGCCGCCCCGCGGGCGCCTGCGTCCATCTGCTGTTGCTGCATCGTCGCTTGGTACGCCTGGTAGTGCTCCATCCAGTGCGCCCTGAAAATCTCCTGGACCGGCTCTTCCAGTCGGTCCCACAGCTCCGACGTGGTGACTTCAAGAATCTGGTCCATGTGGGCTACGTGGTCGTCCCACTGCTCCATCTTGGGCTGGTCGCCACGGTACATGAGGAAGTTTTCGCGGCGGGCTCGGTTGCGGGCCTTGGTGTTGTCCCCGACAACCTCCTCCAGCGCGCCCATCTCCATCGCCCGCAGCGCCCGGCTCGGATCGGTGAGCAGGCCCATCTGCCACAGTTCCTTGATCTGGTCGTTCTTCAGGCCCTTCGAGAAAGCGAAGGTGCTCCCTGGGGCAACGCGGATGTTCTCCGAAATCATGCTGGCCCGGTGAATCACGAACGCCTCAAACGCGTTGTTCTTCCCAATGAGCCTGACGGTCAGTTTCTCGGGGGCTCTCGCTTTCCAGGCCCGCACGGTCAACGTTCCTATTTTGCTCAGTGCGTCGGTGAGGTTCGTTGCGGGCGGTCCCCAGCGGCGCTCGTCCATCTCCGCCAAAATGGCAACCCCGCGACCCGTCTGGATCGACCCGGGGGCCTGGCCCTGGGTAATATCGTGGATGCCCGCTATGTCCTCCATGTGCTGCTTGAAGTCTCGCACAAGGTTGACGACGTATGCGGGCAATGGCCTGACCTGGACTTCGCGCGGGGCAGGTCCCCCGACGTTCTTGTAGGTGATCTGCGTGTGGGGCCGGCGCGAAATCTCGGAGATGTCCAAGTCGTGCGCTTCCTGGGACAACCACCGCGGGTAGATGGTATGGTCTTTGTATTGGAGAATCTGGCTGGCGGTCTTGTTGATCTCCATCTGAATCGGCACCAGGGCCGACATCAGCGGGGTTCCGAGTAGCGCGTTGCCTGCAACCCGGTTGCCCTTGAGGTCCCCGAGCCGGTCGAACATGCGGAAAAGGACGATGGGGCAGTCCGTCAACCACTCCTCGGTGTGCAGGATGCGGTCCAGCGTGAACAGCCACATGCGCTTGTCGTGTCGGGAGTACATCTCGTAGACCACGAGCCAGTCGTCGGGGTCGTTGCCGTCCTCGCCGTCCACCACGCCTTCCCACTTCGAGCCGAAGCCAGACAGCGGGGCACCCTTCTCTGATTCCTTGGCGCGCTTGTGCAACCATTTCTTGAGCCAGGACTTGTGAACCCACCGGATCCGATACAGCCAGCCAATGTCTTCGTCGTCTTCCGCGTAGGGGTCTATGCCCAGGTCAAAGGGGCTGATGACGTTGGTGACGGGTTTGCCGTGGTCAATTATTTTGCGACGCTTCTTGCGCTCCGTGTCGAGGTCCACCACTTCGGCGTCCTCAAACTCTTCCTCTTCCGTGGTGTAGCCATCGTGGGGCTGCCAGTAAACACCGAAGCCGCAGAAGCCGGCCACGAGGTTCCAGTAGACCGCTCGCGCCGACTTGGCGCGGATGTTCATGGAATCCCACAGGTGCTCAAGCAGGGCCTCGGTGCCCCGCGCCTGCATCTTGTCGTCCTCTTCGTCGGTCCAGGGCATAACCTCCCACTGGGGGCGGTTCGCTGTGAGCTTCGCAATGGTGACGAAAGCGATGGGCTGCATGAAATTGAGGGTGATAGCGGACATCCACTTCGGGATGGGCATGTCCACCCACTGCGACCCGTTCCACATCACCCACTGGCGGTTCTGGAGGAAGGCAACGTTCCGCTGCCACTCGGGAATGAACTGAGACTTCCCAATCTCGCAAGTCCTCACCCGCTGGAGCAAGACTTGGTGGACCTTCTCTTCGGCAGTTCGAGCCATTCCGCTAGTACCGCCGTCTCAGGCGGTCCATGCCACCCGGGTCTGCCCACGGATTGTCGTAGCCGCCACCAAAGGCTGCTTGGCGCTGCATCTGGAGCCGTCGAAGGTATTCCTCCTGGGCCATCCGGTCCTGGTCGCCGCCGCCTTGGCCTATCTGGCCCATGAGCCTGTCGGCGCCGGCCTGCATCACGCCAGTAAACGGAGCCGTCGCGCCGCCCGTCGCCAAGTTGAGGCCACCGAAGAGGAGACGACTCCCCATACCGAGGAGACCCTGGAGCGGGTTGAACTTCTTCTTGGGTGGCTGCACGTCCCGCTGGATAAGTCCGGGCATCAGAACCTCCCCCGGTTGCCCATGCGCTCGAAGCTCAAACGCATGGATCGTAGGTCGTCGGGTACCTCGAAATCACGGAACAGGGCGTTCGCCACCCCCTGTTGACCCTGCGGGGCTGCTGCCACCGGACGCTGATACTCCGGCATCTGCCCGAGCTGCTGCATGAGTGCCTGCGTCTGGGGCGACGGTGGACGAGGAGTTATTGGGCCTTGGCGCGGCGCCCACGAACCGCCCCGCTCCGAACCCAGGCGATGCAGTGTCCCCATGGCACCAGCCGCAGCGCGACGGTTCGCCATCGGGTCCTGTTGCTGCGGAGTCGCCATGCCTGCCGGAGCCCCCTGCGACATCTCCATCATCTTTTGCGTGTGGGCGGGGAAGCGGTCCCCAACCATCATACCCTTGCCATCGCGCTCGACGTAGCGGCGCTGGCCGAGGGGGGACTGGAAAGGGGCTGGCTCCTGGACTGCTGGTTCTGCCCACGGGTTGAGGGACATATTCTCGCCTGGGCCTGCGAAGTCGCGTGGCCACACGGCCTGGGCACGCTCCTGACCAGGGGCGGTCATCGTGTCGTGGGGGTTGGGCATGTACGAGCGGTTCGCCGCCTGAAAGGCAGTATCAACGCCCTTGTTCATGGCGCTGAAGAACGTGTTCCAGAAGTTGTCCGCCACGGCGCCCACCCTTTTAGGGGCCGGGAGACACCTGTGCTGTCGGTGCCACGCCCGGTGCTGGTGCTGGCTGCTCCGTCACGGGTACTGGCTCGGGTTCCTCCGGGTATCTATCGGGCATCACGGTTGATGCTGGTTGGAACGGTGGGAGCGGGGGTTGGCCCATGAACGCTGGCCCAGACCCCGGGTAATCTGCGGGTGAATCGGCTGGGAGTTGACCAATCTTCTGCCACGCGTCGTCAATCTCCTGCCTCTTCTGCTCCATGATGAATTTGCAGCGGTACTTGTAGAGACTGACGGCAAGACGCGACAAGAGCACCAACGCACCGAGGACGGCAAGCGCAAGGGCGGTTGTCTGGTCGATGGAAACTCCGGTCATGTCATCCCTCCGATGCTACATTGTAGGGAAACAAAACTACGTCCTGTCAAGTATTATTTTTTACAGACGCACAGAACGGAGCCCGTGGTCTTCGTCGTTGGCGTCCGCAATGGCCCGGTCCATATAGTCCCAAACCCCCCGTGAACGCTCCTCGATACGATTCTCTTCTTCCACCTCCGGCTCTTTGATTTTCAGCCGGTGTTCCCATTCCGTGATGAGAATCTGGCAGACCACCCACGCCGAGTTCGCGTCGTCGTGACAATTGTCCTTGGCCATCGGCTTCACGTCGCCCGACCGCAAGGGCACGTTGACCATTGTCATCATCTCGTCAAGCAGGAGGTCCCACGGGATCTTGGCTTTGTTCTCCGCAATGATACCTCTGGCGTTGGAGTAGGCCAGTCCGCGTGACTCACGAGAAGCCGTCCACCCGAAGCGCACGGTGTCGGTGTCTCGCTGGTTCCTGATAACCTTCTCGGTGTAGAGGAACGCGTAGTGGTTGTCTCGGAACACCTTCAGGACAGCGCTGCCCCACTCCCCGTTCATCTCGATATTGGCAGGGGCCTCGTTGTAGAACCACGCCAGGGCCAAGCCGAGTTCTCCGATCTCCCTGGGGATGATGATTCCGTGGACCGCTGCCACCAGGTCGCGGGTGTTCGCGTCGCAAACCGTGATCGCTGCGCGGTCGCGCTTCTTCATTTGCCCTTCGCTGATGCTCAGGAACTTGTTGTCGGTCCCGCCGCAGGGGTCAATGCCGATTGCGTAGGTGCGGCCCGGGACGGGCATCTGCCAGATCAGCACCTCCCCGTAGCCGTCAGGGACAAACTCGTAGACGAGGTTGCGCGCGGCCACCTTGTCCTGGATGGTCTTCGGCACCTCCGCTGCCGGGCTGGCTGCCCTGATGAGCACCCCGCGGTGGTCGGGGGGGCGCACCTCGTGTTTCATTTTCCAGTGCAGACTGGCCGTTTTGTAGGCCGGCGAGCCCGACTCGATGAACGCGCTCTCGACGGTGTGCGGCATCTCCTGGCGGAACAAGTCCGGATCCCCGCGGCTCTTGGTGCCCATCCGGTGCCTGCGCCACGCGAGCTGGCCCGGGGTCAAATGGAACTCCCGGACGATCTCCGTTTCCTCTGGCGTACATGCCTCGTCGTAGGCTTCCCTATCCCATGCGTCCTGCCAGGAGTAGAAATCCCCGTCCACCTTCGGGTGGTTCCACCTGGGGTCCCCGGGTTGTAGTTCGTACTGCTCAATCCAAAAGAACGGAACAAACAGGAGGGTTCCGTTTTCGCGGGCCAGGATCACATCGTCGAAGAACGGGCCTCCCCATCCGTAGGCCGTGGATTCGTTGAACTCCATGGTGCCGGGGACATCGGGGACGGCCTCTGACAATCCATTCTCAACCTCTTCTGCCAAAGGCCCCCATCTTGCCGTCTCCGACTTGTGGACGCCCTGGTAGGTGTCGCCTCGACCCAGATCCAGAGAATTTGCCGTCTCGGTATCCAGCCGACTCACGACCTCTTCGTTGGGACGGGCCGGGTGCGCGCCTTCAAACTCCAGAGTGCCCTTTGTGGCGTATGCCGTCGCAGGCTTCAGCCACGCTGGCATGTGTTTATACATCGCCTTGTAACGCCGGAACATGCCCTGAGTCTTCTTGCTCTTTTCGCACACCACGAGGACGTTAGCGCGACGGTGGATAATCAGCGATAGCCACATCAGGAGGCCCGCAATGACAGTGGACCCGCCCCACTGCCGAGCCTTCAGAATAGTGACTCGCACCATCCCCGAGTCTCGCCATTGCCGCATCACCATGTCATAGAGCGCGTTCTGCGCCCGACCGTAGTCCTGGAAGTCGATGTCCAGGGGAACCAGGTCGCCCTCTTTCGCGGTGATCTTCAGAGCATCAAGCAGGAAGTGACGGGGTTCCTTCTCGTAGAGCAGGAACATCTCTTCCTTGAGCAGCGGGTTCGCGGTGAGCCACTCGTGGTACTGGCGGTCCCAGGTGTGGATGCTTGGGTCTAGCGGGCAGGCGCGGGACTGGGGGTCAAGATAATCTGGCCGAGGATAAAGACACCCCATCCGCAGGGCCTCCCCTTTTGGTTTGCGCTACCAGTATGGGGAGAAAAGGACTGGTGCGTCAAGCGTCGTCGTCGTGGACTACCTTGAGCTTGGCGCGCGGAGCCACCTGTTTCCTCCTGTCCGACTTCGCGTTCCAGCCGAACTCAATAGCCATGTCCAGGGCGGTCTTGAGCCCCTTCTGGCTGTGCTTCGGTGTCTTCGCTTGAAGATGGTACAGAAACGCGTTGAAGCGGGCGTGCAGGTCCCGCAGATGGTAGGTCCGCAGAACCAAGAGGGTCAGCAACACCCCCGCCCCGGCGCCCATGAGAATGTATGTCCAGTGAACCATCGTCGTCCTCCCGTTGTTGTCAGTTATTCACCCGCCGAGCAAAAGCCCGCACCCGAGCCCGATACGACGTAGAGCATCGCCAGACCCGCCCGTCGGCCTTGCGCTTGCGGTAGTAGGAGCCGCCGCAGCAGTTCGTCCAAGCCCCGTTGTAGGCTGGAAGCGCCCACTCCCCGCAATGGTCCGTGAAGTAGCGGAGCCGCTTCGCCCCCTCCAAAACAGCCAGCCACACGAACGCCTCCATGGCCCAGCACGGCGCACTTCCGTACCGAGACCCCAGCACACCCATCATCCCGCAAGCGCCCTTGTGGCTGCGTCTGCGGTCCAACCCCAGCGTGCTCTCTGCCGATGCGATCCCCAGCAACTCAGCAGGGTCCACCGAGTAGAGCGCGCCGGCCGCGTGGACGTAGAGGGTGAGGCGTTGCGCGTCTATGGGCGTCATGCCCAGGGAGACTAATAAGGCAATTGTCTGGATCAATAGTACACCGTTCCCAGGTTGGGACAATTCCCCATGCGCTCCATATCTTCTCTCCTGACCTCATCCCAGAACTCTTTGCACTCTGTGCTGTAGTTGAAGTCAGCCCCCGGCTCCATTCCTTCAGGCCCGAACCTGTCCCCGATCTGGAACTTGCCCTGTCGCAACGCGGCGAAGATACATGCAGGGCAGCTCTCAGTCATCTCTCGCAGGTATTCGAGCTTGATAGGGTCAGCCCTTGCCGCTTCGATGTTTTCCCCTACGGTGTGCGACTGGCCCCCGGAGACATGCACGCACATACGACACTCACGCTCCGGGTTCATGGTGCAATGCTTCTCGTGCTTTCGCATGTGACCGGCGCTCCTGCCACGCTTGCCGCAGAACTCGCATTCGTAGACCCACGCTTTGAACTGCTTCATAGCCGCAGCCATAGAAACGGGTCAACGCACGCATGAACAGTCCGATCCCGAGCAATCGTCCGCACACACACCTGCGCCCCCTCCTCGACGCACTTCCGCCGCCAATCTTCCTTGCTCAGCTTGCCCCTGTGCTTGTAGTCCGTCCAACTCCCCCCGCTCGCCTCGATGCAGTAGCGGTCGTCCAGGCAGACGGCGATATGGCCCGCGTGGGGCACGTCCCAGCCGATGAGACAGCCCCGGTATGGATGGTCCACCACGCAGCAGTCTTTTCGGGTCAGGAAGTAGTGCATCCAGCCGTGGGCGTTCTTGTCCTTGTAGCCGTCCTCGGTCAGCGCGCGGAACGTCCGCATGGCCTCGGTGACGAGCCCGGAGCAGTCCTGTGCTGTGCCGCCGTTGGCCCCCCAGATGTACGCCTCCCCGAGCTGGCGCAGCAGGAAGGCGATGAAGGCTTCGCGGAGGTTGTACGTTGCTCTGTCGTGCTTTGGGTCAGTCATGGGGTCTCCATTGCTATAATTGCCTCTCCGAAATGCCGCACCACCGGGACGGTCATAGCGTTGCCGAGCATTCTGCATCGTGCCGTGAAACTGTGTCCATCGGTCCATTCTGGCGGGAATCCTTGCAATTTCTCCCGCTCTGCTGCGGACAGAATGCGCAGCCCGGGGCCGTGCTCGTCCAAGAATGTTTGGTCGTGCGACGCCTTGTCGTGGCCAGCCAGAACGCAGTCCGCTACGAAAGCCTCCCGGGCGTTGTGGTCGCCTTTCCCCGGCTTGGCCATCAGCGTTGGACGCGGCTCAATCACATAGCCGTCACGTGTGTCCCACCGTCTGGGGTTCGTCGAAAGACAAGGACCCGGTGCTTGCGCTTCTTTGCCCGCTTCTGGATCCCGGCCCATGCCCTCGCGCTGAGAAAGAGCGAAGACGGGGCAGAGCCCGGAGGATCTAAGCACTCCGAGAAGGTACTGACGCGGCCTGGATTGACCCGTAACCTGGGCGCTGTCCACCTCTGCGACGACGACTGCATACCCGAGTCTGGCGAATGCCTCAGCGCACGCGTCCACATCGCCAGCCACCACGTTCTCGCGGAGCACCCAGCGAGGTCTTTGTGCTTGCACGATTCGCAGGAATTCGGGGAATAGGTCTGGTGAGCTGCTTTCATGGGCACCTCTCGCTCGGCTGCGGCAGGGACATGGATCCCCGCCGATGATTACGTCTACCCCTGGCAGCGCTGCCATGTCGGTCAACTCGGTGATATCGCCGTACCGCGGCACGTCGGGCCAGTGTCTCTCTAGGACGGCCCGGGCTTGTTTGTCCCGTTCAATCTGCCAGAGCGGAGCCATGCCCGCTTGCTCCAGTCCGAGGTCGCCGCCTCCGATTCCGCTGAATAGGGACCCGAAGGTCATCCCTCAATCTCCTCAAGCAGTCGCCGCGCCGGTCCGAAGCCCGCACCTTGCGTGCCCTTCCAGTGCGTCAATCTAGATGTCTGGTTGCTGTCGCCCCAGTTGGCGGGGTCCGCGTAGAGCCGGAGTACCTCGAGGATGCGGTCAGAGGGGGGTGTCAATGGGGGGAGTTGCTCGCTGGTCCCCCCTCCATCCCCCCCCTCCCCCGGCTTGGTCTTGCCTGAGTAGCACTCCATGCAGAGCGCTTCCCCCTCAAGCGGGTAGAGGTTGGCCAGGGGTGCGGGCTTGCCGCAGCCGTCGCAGTTGCCCCATGGGGTCTTCATCGCTTCACCTCGCAAAACCATTCGCACTCCGCCGGCGACTCGCACCGCTTGATCCCGTCGAGGCTGGCGCGGTGGTTGCAGTCGCCCGGCCAGCAGCACTCATGGGGCCAGTCGGGGTTTGCCGCCATGTGCCGGATGCCCTCGGTTGCGTGGATTGTTATGCTTTCGCTCATTCCTCCCCCTCCCCGGCCTCAAGCCGCTCCTCGCAGGCAACCCACTTAGCCATCCACCACGCCAGTGCCCGCGCACTCATCACCACGCACGCCCCTTCGCCCGTCACCCGGTGGCACTCGGCAAGCGGGTCAGGCTCTCCGGGCGCGTCCGTCCATAACTCCATGGATACGGGGTCGGGGATGTATTGGGGGTGGGCGCAGGAGGCCAGGAGAAGAACGAGGAGAAGCACAGCGGCGACGAATATGATCCCTAGAACGCCGGTGGCTATGCCGTTCTTCCAGCCAGCGTGGAAGGCCCTGGTTTCGTCGTTGCTGTCCCAGTTCACTCCTCACCTCCGTCCAGATACCACGCCAGCCGCTCGGCCTGCCAAGATCGCTCTGCGGCCCAGGCTGCGGCCCAGGCTGCGTCCCTGGCTGCGGCCCTGGCTGCGGCCCAGGCTGCGTCCCTGGCTGCGGCCCTGGCTGCGTCCCAGGCTGCGTCCCTGGCTGCGGCCCTGGCTGCGGCCCAGGCTGCGTCCCTGGCTGCGGCCC